TACTGTTACGAATAACACCATCTTGATATTCGTCTCTGCGTCTTCTACCTTCTTGTTCGATAGAGTACGATGCTGCTGCTCTCTTATATGCCGCTTCGTAGTATTGTAACATATCCACTGGACCTTTCAAGTATGCATATGCTTCGACCAACGCAGCGTATAAAAGTAAGTCTTGATATTTATTGGATAGGTAAGTCCCAGACCCACTTTTAGTAGCATCTGTAATACTCACAGGTTGTTTCATATACGCTAACGTAATCTCATATGTAGCGTTTGGTGTAGGTGCAACCACCCAAAAATTTGCATCCCAGTTTGCATAATACTTTGGTATCCCAGAAGCCGTGCTTGGCGTATCATAAAAAGCTGCCATATAACTAGTATCTTTCTTCTCTAAGAACGTTTGTGTATTTGGTGTTACATTTGTATCCTTTAATTGTACATATCTTATATTTCTCAGATCAGACGGTATTGTCACAAATCTATTTCCAACAGCTAGGTTAGATGTAGCGTAGTGTCTATTATCGTCAGAATCTATTTCTCTATAAATTCTATTCTCAGCATTTTGTATAAATCTATTTACGACTGCAGTTGTTAATACTCCACTATCAACTTCTGTATAATTTCTAATATCGTCTGTTATATTTGTTAAAGTATATGCCATTATGCGTCTAGTGTTACTGGTCCTGCAGTAACTGTCATTCCTCCTGCTTGTTCTGTTATAGTAGGGGTTGATCCTAATGTAAATGTATACTTGTCTGTAGTTGTGACTGTTATTGTAAAACCAGATCCAGCTGTATATGCAGTCGATGCTAGTCCTCCTGGAGAACCTTCTACATTTCTAAATCTTACTGTATCGTTTGTAGATCTTCCATGGTTAGTATCTGTAACAGTTATTGTGGTAGATCCACTAGTTATTGAGAATGGATTAGGGCCAAGTAATCTAGCAACTGCAGGTTCTGTTCTTGCTGGGGCTGCATTACGTAAACCTTGTGGTTCAGCCATAAATCTTTTTGGTTCTAGCTGTGGATGTTTTTGTTCAAACTCTGATACATGTACTCTTGAGCCATTCCATTCTATTACCATTTCACTATAAGGAAACTCTAATCCTGATCTATCAGAAATAAATTTTGCATGCTTACCAATAGCCATTAGTTAACCTCCGAGAAGTAGGATTTAGGTGTAATGAAAGAACTAGAAGAAGACCCATCTTCTTGTAAAGCTCTATTTAATTCATCTTCATAATATAATTTAAATTCTTGTGTTCTTTGTGGTGCATATTTTTGTGATAAATAAAAAGATAGACCTGATACCATACAAGGAACAAATCTATATGGTACATCAGTTGCATTAGTATAAGCACCTGCATCTTGTATTCTTCTTACATAGTAGTAATTAATTTTATCACCAGCTTGAGAAGCTCCTGGTGTTAGATATAAAGTTATCGTAACTCTATCTATAAATCTTTGTACAAAATATTGTGATGGTTGACCCGTAGAACTTTTATTAGATAGAGCTTGATATTGTGATCTTGATATTTTTGTTAATGGAACATCAACATTACTTGAATCTCTATAGCTTGCTTCTAATACATCGTCTACACCAAAAACTGCTGTAGCGTCAGATGCACCATCTGCTGCTGATCTAAACATAGTATATACATTTTGATCGGCAACTAATGTAATATTATTGTTTTGAATTTCCCAATAGTGAAGACCACGATTAGCCCACTCTTGAAACATTATATCTAATGTTCTTCTAGATGTTTTTAATTGATATCCAGTTACGTTCTGAATACCCATTCTTTCAAAAGCTTCTTCTATTATTTCATCAATAGAAAAATTTTTTTCAAAGACGTATGTTCCAGAGGTTGTGTTTGCCATTTGACCTCCTACTTATCTATAATAACAGTTACCGTAGCATTCGAAAGAGCAGAAACAGTCATTCCACCATCAAATACAATTCCATCTTCTGCAAGATTATATGCAAATACATCACCTGCTGGAACGTCTACTTGAAATTGTGTTACTGAGTTTCCGTCTTGTAAAGTAACTGAACCTGCAGAACCAGATGAAGCTAATATAATTCCTCTTAATCTAGTTCTTCCTGCAAATACAGAACCTGTTGAATTTTTTCGAACTGCCTTTACATCACTTTTCATTATCCCGTATATCCTATTGTTACAGAGTCTGTATTAGTTAAATCTAAAAAGACTCCTGTTCTAAATCTTATACCAGAACCAGGAACAAATACATCTAAACCTTCGGTGCCAAACTTAGCTTGAAACTCTACAGGTCCACCTGTTCCAGTTCCATCATGTAATTTAACAATAGCATTGTTAGCACCATGAGCCATAATATATGTTACTCTACATGGTCCTAAATCAGTTCCACCACCAGTGATAGTTTTAAATGCTCCATCACTTGTTCTGTTAGTAAATTTTTGATCACTTGAAAATGATCCTCCGCCTGCCATAATATTCTCCTTAAATTTGTATGGGGCCGAAGCCCCACACTAAATTAATTATTACGCTTCTTTTGCGAATACACCTTGTACATCAACAATCGTCCAGTGCGCTGTTGAATTCAAAGATGCACATACTACAAAGTCACCAACTTTTGATGTAGCTTTTGTATTAATAAGATCTTTATTATCTGTTAAAGATCCAGCATACAAAATACCATCATTAGCATTTGGGCTAATAGTTAAAGTATTCGTTCCATCAGGACCTGTATTTACAAATGTAAATATTCTCCCAATAGAAATCGGCGGTAAAGTAAATACTACTCCATCAGTTTTTGATGTAAAAGTTTTACCAGAATCCGCATTTGTAACTGTATAGTTAGCTGATTTGTTTTCTAGATTAAATCCAGTTAAGCCTGATTCGTTAAACTTACCTTGCAGAACTGGTCCTCTAAATAGAGTTTGTGCCATAGTATTATCCTCCTAGTTTTGTCGAACGTAGTCTCTAGGCCGTCGACTATACTCGTCTACGTTCTGATTAATTGTATAGTGTGTTTTTTATATACTAGATTTAAGTAGAGTGCAAGAGAGCCTTATAATGAATGTGCGTTTTCAACGATGTAGCTTTTTATTAAGTAGCTACTGAAACTTGTGGAGCCGAATTAGCAATTGCATTTTCTCTAGCAGCAATCTTAGCTTCTTCTAGCTTAATTTCATTGATAACTTCTTTTATCTTGCTATCAATTCTGACCATATCAAGAGTGTATTTACTGTGTTTATTATACTCTTGTTGCCAGCTCAACTCCAAGGACGTTTTTTGTTTGTAAAGGTCTTGAATCATTTACAATCTCCTCGTATGTTAACCATGTTTTACTCTGACTATAAAAATCAGATTTGTCCCATTTTATATCACCTTTTCCTAGTTTGTCAATGATAGAATCTTCTAAAGGTTTACCCTCTTCAGACGCTTTAACAGTGAAATCTGCTAAGTATCCGTAGGCTCTGATTTTGATTCTGAAGTTTTTCATGGATTATTCCTTTCTATGACTGAAATGAGGCGGGATTGTGTCCCGCCTCAAATTTATTGATTAAGCACCTGGTGATGCAAAAATACCTCTAGGGTCAGATACTCCAAATACGTATCTTTCTCTAGCTTTGTATCTTACGTTGCCAGTATCGAAATCGCCTTCCATTTTTGTAGTTAATGGTGCTCTTTCAAGATGCTTCATTCCGTTAGGAACATCAGTGATCAAGAAGAATGCATCAGGATCAGTAAAGAAGTTATTGATTGAATAACCTCCTGGAACCATTCCCATGTTTCTTAAAGCATTGATGTCATTGTCAGCAGTTCCTGTTCTGTTTTGAGATTTCATTAATCTCTCTGCAGTAAACTGAAGAGCTGATGGAACGATCATTCTTTGAGCGCTAGCAGCTATTTTTAAACCTCTTTCATCAGTAAACGCTGCAATGTCGATCATTGCTTGTTCTAATGAAGTTTCGTTTAAGTCAGAAGCTGTAGCCAATGTGTTACTGAAAGTCCCGTTTATAGTTGGGTGGTTAGTTGCAAATAAATTGCTTCCGTCACCAGACTTAAAGTTACCATTGAATCCATTGTTTAATGGAGACGCTGCTTTTACTTGTTTCGTTTGAGCCATAGATCTTGCCAATGCTTTTGTATACCTTTGAGCAAGTCTGTCGTA